AAAAGAGAGTATAAGCATCAAAGTCTTTTCGCCAGTCACATACATATAGAGCGACATGGTAAGTATTTTCAAATCCACATTCAATACCATACACGAAATTGGATGGTTGGGCTTATTTGTGTACGCAAGGTTGACTATTTGCCGAAATGGATAAAAAAACCTTGACAAAAGAATATCAATTTTGTAAATTAAAATCATGAAATGCAAAAAGTGTAAAGAAACCTTAATAAAGAACGAATATGGCAAGTGCACCAAGTGTGTCAATAACTATCTCGAAAACTTCTTTCCCACCGAGGGAGAGGAATGTCCAGTATGTGGTGATACAATTAAGTACATCGGGTCGTACGATTGGCAGGCTTATTACAGATGCTTCAGGTGTAATAAGGAATGGTGCTATGATTAAACTGCAATCTCCATTCGCCAGAGCCTTTAACTACCCCGACACTAGGGGAACATGGTATCGTTTTGTATTACATCAATGGAGAGGTATAAAACAATATGGCAGTTATATAAAAGATAAAAATACAAATGAAATCTACAATGGAAAACCGTGGTATTGGAACGGGCGTTAGCATAACTGGAAATGCGTCCCTGAGAACATCAGGGAAGACCGATGGTTCAATTCCTCGACGCCTGACTTATAATGAAGGGTCTTCACATAATAAACCCTTTAAAAACTTTCAAATTAGATGGAGAGAAAAACTTGGTAAGAAAGACAATCCTTATCTGGTTAGGTGGACAATATTATTCTACGGCTATTCGATTCGTCTCCACCACTGGTTCAGATCAGACGACAATAGAGCCTTCCACGACCACTCCTGTGATCTCATTTCCATCGTCCTCAGAGGCAGATACACTAATGTTACTCCAAACGGCGAATTCCCAGTTTCGTCGCCGTCTATCTGGCGAGCAAAGGCGAAGGATCGCCATTGGCTTAAAATCCCGAAAGGGGGAGCGTGGACTTTACTCTTATGTTCCAGACCATACCACAAATGGGGATTCTACGTAAATGGTAAAAAATGGAGACCACTCCGTTACTTTCACAAATTTGGAATAATTCAAGACAATGAATACCAATAATCATTATTTATATAAATCGCAAAGCTTGTTTGCAAGATCTATAGAGAAAATTGGAAAAAACGAAAGTCATTATCGTTTTGTGATAAGATTTGCTATACATAAAAAAAAACCATATAGAGATCAAAGGTGGTGGTGGTTTGAAGAGGCCTATTTGAAATGAAATTACACTCACCATTCGCAATAGCTGGTTCAGTAACTTATACAGATCGTGGATTTGATTTATATAATGGTAAAAAAGCAATTACAGAAAAAACTAAACATTTCTTTGCATTTGCGACCGCACACATGAAAAGGGAGAAATTTAACTATGGTGTATATAGGAATAGACAATGGATCTACTGGTTCTATCGGGATAATCAACGGAGACCGAACATCCTTTTTAGAAACACCTACAAAGTATGAGCTGAATTATCAGAAATCTAAAAAAAGACACATAAATAGAATAGATACTGAAATTCTAAGAGCCTATCTCTTACCTTACACTCAAATCACTTGTAAGATTGGTTTAGAACGTCCCATGGTTGATGCCCGCAGATTCCACCAGACCTGTTCTGCTGTACGTGCCCACGAAGCTACCCTTATTTTATTAGAAGAATATAAATTTCCATTTGAATATATTGATTCTAAAGAATGGCAAAAAGTCTTATTGCCGCCCGTTAAGGGCTCTGCTGAGCTTAAAAAAGCCTCTAAACAGATTGGTTGTAGATTATTTCCTATTTGGGAATCAGATATTATTGCACATGGTGATGCAGATGGACTTCTCATTGCTGAATATTTAAGGAGATGTAATGGATAAAATTCTTGTAATAACTGGTATCCTTCTTGCCTTTTTCATGGTTACTGTTGGAATACCAGCTCTATTTATGTATTTTAAAGGAAGAAAGAAACGGGATTAAACTATGTGCATGATTATTAAAAAGGTGCGGAAAACTAATAAAAATGAAACGGTTTATGTAGTTAGGCGGGTTCATAATAATAAGATTTATAGCCCTTTTCAAAAACATAGATGGAAAGTGCGAACTGAGTATACTCTAAATGATAACAAGAGACTCAGAAAATGGCGAAAAAGATTGGAACATGGTGTTTTTCACTGTCTAACTAGTAATTGGGATGCTGAAGGCTATATAAACGAATTAGAAAAAAACAGGAGAATCGGTGAATTTCGTATATATAGAGCCATTATCCCTAAAGGAACATGGGTTGCAGAGGGCGAAATTCCAGGGGGTTTTATTGGTTGGGGTAGGAAATGTATTGGTGCCCGTCGTATGTGGATTGATAGGAAAGTTGAAACTATAATTCTTAAATCAAAATGGGTTCAGTTTCATTATCCAGAATGGACTAGTGCCTCTACAGGTGGATATTCAACATCAACAACAGTAAATTACGGGACATCATCAACAACGGGTGGGTACTGGTGATAAAACTAACAATAGAGCAACTCAGACACTGCACCTGTAAGAAGCATTATGAAGAAAGGTGTCGCATTCTTTATGATGAAGGAAAGGTGTTGTGCTGGCGAGTGGACAAAGACTTTAAGGAAGCTGGTCATTGTATTATTTGTAAAGAAGAAGAGTTGGTCAAGTTACGTGAAACTAACAAGCAAATAAATAAAAAGCGACTTTTTCTTATCCAAGCTCTCGATGCCGCCTGGCAATATATCGACACTCCCATCACAGATATGGATGCCAAGGATAGAACTTTGGAGAGAATGACAGAATTTAAGAAAAAATTTAAGGAAGACGCATGATATGGTAGATAATTTTGATGAAAAATGTGAAGAAGCTATCAAAAAAGCTGGAGAAACACGGGGTTTTTATACATTCACCCACAAGGGTATTGAAATAACCGCTGGAAGGCATTCTTCTGTTAGTGGTCTAAGAAGAATATTTGATGAGGAATGGAGAAAAAAAAATGAACCAAGAACTGACTGATAAGCTTTATAACGAATTTCCCAAGCTCTTTCGTTATTATAAGGAAAAAACAAACCCTATAATTCCCATGGCGTTTGGTTTTGAGTGTAATGATGGGTGGTTTCCTATTATAAGGCTTTGTGCTAAGATGATAAAACATGAAGCGGAACAGAACAACTTGGACGCATGGGCGTTTCAGGTTAAAGAAAAGTTTGGTGGATTACGTTTTTACATAGAGGGTGCAAATGAAAAAATTTATGATATTATCTCGTTTTTCGAAAGCCTCTCCTATAACGTCTGCGAAGACTGTGGGACTACCGTCAACGTTGAAACAGGTACTCACAAAGGGGCATGGATTCGGACTCTTTGCACAAAATGTATTGAGAAATGAAAGAAAACTTGATAGTATTCCAACGATTTTGGGTTTAATTGTGGGATTTGCCTTAGCCTACTTTCTAATATTGTGGTATGTCTATATATAATAGAAGATATAAGAAACAATCTTTATTTATTTGTATACAAAGATCAGTAAATTGTCGTTATGGCTATTATATGAGAATGGCGAGGGGACATAGATACGTTACTACATTTTCCGAGATTAGATATATATGAAAAAGAGGAGAAAACATGTGGTATTGGTGGATACTTGTATTTATCGGAGTTATTATTGTTTCATGGGTAGTGATTCATGTATTATACTACCGAATAAGAAATAGAAAATCTGATTTTGAACATTAAAAAACAATCATTATTTTGTAAACCTAGTCGTAATGGAGTTCATTCAAAGTCTTGTATTGGTCATTTTATGCAAAAATATAAACCGACTATTTATATATATTATTTTTTCAGAAATAATTTGATGTGTTAGATCAATCTTTACATACATGGAAAAAACATTTGCTTTTTAATTAACAATCCCGTATATTTGTTTACATTTGCGGGTTAATATGAAACCTAAAAAAGGAGAGGGAAAATGCCAGATACACCTTTAGTAAAGTATATTGGCTTCTTGCTTGCATTTTTAACAGCTTTGTTTACTATCCTAGCCCCCGAAAACGCATGGGGATGGTTTAATGCGGATATCGGATGGGCATTGGCTGGTCTTTTTGGTTCTGTCGGGCTCGCTCAATTAAGACTATTTATTGAGGCAAAAGGTTGGAAGACCTATTTGATGATATTTGGTCAGGTTGTTTTGAGCGTACTCTTAATGACTAAAAATATTACAGCGGATATATATGCTCAGCTTTACGCCCTGTTGGGTAGTTTGGCTGGTGTAACTGTTCTGCAAGCTAAGACTAAAGAAGCGAATGGCGGTTAATTTGTACTTGGGCGGGGGTGTCATGCTCAATCATCCCCGCCTATTTATAGGAATATGGATTCATGGAAAAGTTAAAAAAAGAATTCGTTAAGTGGAATTTTCGTTTCAAACAACTTGAACGAAAGGGAAAGTATGCACTCTACGAAAAATTTATCCTCAACCCACCCCAGCCGATCAAGGGAGAAACAAACGAGCCTTCGATTGGGTTTGAGGTTATTATCATCCAGAAGCAGAAAGAGCACGAAAGGTTCGGTCAAACGTTCCCAGCAAAGGAACTATATCCGTCTTCTGAAACGTGGGGAACGTATGGGTGGACATTTATTAATATGAATAATGCTTATGAAAAATACAATGAGCTGTGTAAATGAGAATGCTAGATTTATTCTCAGGTATTGGTGGTTTTAGTTTAGCCGCCGAATGTGTATGGGGAAAGGATTTAGAAATTGCTGGATTTGTCGAAAAAGATCGATATTGTCGTAGACTTCTTAGAAGACATTGGCACAGGATTCCTATTTTTGATGATATACGGAATTTTCATTGTTTCGATAGGGGTATTGATCTTATTACTGGCGGATTTCCTTGTCAGGATATTAGCCATGTAGGAAAAAGGAAAGGTATTAATGGAAAAAGGTCTAGTCTTTGGTTTGAATATAGGAGAATTATTAGCGAAGTACGACCAAAGTTCGCAATCATTGAAAACGTCGCACACCTCAAAAGAAGCGGGCTCGACATCGTTCTCGCTGGTCTTGCCGAAATCGGGTATGATGCGGAATGGCAAAGTATATCGGCAAAAGAAGTGGGAGCATGGCATGGAAGAGAAAGAATCTGGATCGTTGCCTACCCTCAAAACATCTCACAGTATTCCAACTCCGACAGCCTCAGATTATATACACAGGAAATGTACGAATACTACACCAAGTACAGGAAAACTAAATTACAAAACCAACAAAAGCGTAAACTTAATTCGTTTTGTGACAATGTTTCCAACGAAACGTGCCTTGAAACTATACAAGAAATACGGGAAAATAAGTTTAACTACTGGCGATCTGAACCCCCTGTGGGTAGAGTGGCTAATGGGATACCCGATCGGGTGGACAGAATTAAGGCACTTGGAAATGCCATTGTTCCTCAGAATGCGATTATTATTATGGAACAAATTAAAAAGTTTTTATAAATGATTATAAAACAAAATCGTCAAAAAGAAGACTGGCATACATGGTATGCTTGGAGACCAGTACACGCATATGCTGGAAAAGATTCAAAAGATAGAACAATATATGCATGGGTGTGGTTAGAATATATAAAAAGAATAAGATATGAAGGTTATGAGGGAAGGTATTGGTGTTATCAAACACTCCCATCATTTCTCGAAAATAAAATATGTGGAGAAGAGCAATGAAAGACACAATTTTCTTTGATGTTAGCAAAAAAGTAATCAAATTTGTAACCGTAGTTGTTCTTTTGGCTACTGGTTTCTTTATGGGATATATATCAGGATTTATGTCGGGATTATTTTTTAAAACCATCTGGTAAAGGAGTTATCATGAATAGGGAAGAAAAGTTGAAAAAACAGCGGGAATGTGATGCCACGCTAAAAAGAAGAGAAGCTAAAAAGGAATTTGAAAAGATAAGGATGGCAGAAAGACCATATCAACTTGAAGCGAAACAGGCTGTTAGACGTGCTGTCCTAAATGGGACAATGAAAAAACCAAATTCATCTGATATATCTGGTGAAACAGAACTTCAAATTGTTGGGCATCATTTTGACTATTCGAAAAAATTGGATGTTGTCTGGTTGAATAAAAGCGAACACGTTTTATTACACAGTAAAACGCCAAGCGTAAAACGTGATCAAATAAGGAAAAAAGTCAAAAAATTTGTTAAAACAAAATTTGGAAGTGACTCGTATATGGGTTCAGGGGGTGTTCATGAATCCATTACAACAAATCCAAAAAATAGCCGAAAAGGCGTTAATTAGTAATTGTCAGATTGACTATAAGATTCAAAAAGCTTTAAGTCAAATTATCGTAATAGCGAGGTCACATGCCGAAAGCGCACAAAGTAATAATAGTAGGGAGAAACAGAGTAAATAACATATTCTATATGGTTAATAATGAACCAGAGTATGAAAATATGCCATGGTTTCAAGGTAGTAAAGACGAAGAAGCAGTCCGTAAAGCAGTTAAACCAAGAGTTTATCCTTCTAAATTAAACGCTAAGCGTCATTTAGATTTACTCAAACGTGAATGTTATACTACGGACTGGTGGACGGAGAATGTCAGCTAAAAATTTAAGACATTCTTTATTTTGCAGAGCACATAAATTTGAAAATTGGGTTGACTATTTATTTGTTACTCTTCCCAATGGAAAATTATTGTACTGCAATGCAGATACTGTTACTTTAACAAAATCAAATGGTTTATTAATAAGAAAGGGGGTACCTATGACGGCTAAATAACTAGGAGGTCGTTATGGGAAGAACCCAAGTTAAAATTGTCGTTGGTCGTAAAAACACCAAAAAAGGCAAAAAGAACCGTAAACACGGTCGTGATAAGAAAAAATGTGAACGGTATCGTGCGGAAGGACGTCGTGAAAAGAATAAACAAAGACGTGCTGACAAACGTGCCAAAAAACTTGCCAAAAGACTAGATTCTAGTGTAGTCTAGTCAGTAGGACAAGAAGGGTTTTCTAGAAGCCCTGATCCGAAGGTGGCTCTGTTAAGGCTTGGTGTCCTTAGATACAGAGAAAATAGCTCAAGATGACTCCTTTCTGTCACCAAACACCTTTGATGCATTCAAAAAACTCGTGGCGATGCAAAACAAAGCGGGTGAGCGGGTTTGAGTCCCGCCCTTCGGACTAATTGGAGATAAAAATGTGTGTATTATGTGTAATAATATTCAGCATATTATCTATTGTAATCAGCTACCTATTTTATTTACTTAAAAAGAAGAAAAAATCGAACGTGGGATAATATGGTATATTTTATTAGAGAAGAAAAAGGCTTTTTGGTTAAAATAGGATATACAAAAAATATAAAACAAAGAATGCATCAAATAAAAGTTGGATGCCCATCTGAAATAATATTACTTGGTCATGTTGATGGTGGGGAAAAAGAAGAAAAAAGCATCCATGAAATTTTTCGTCATCTCCGAAAACACGGCGAATGGTTTGAGTATGATTATTCAATGCTTTACCTTATAGAAACATTCGGTACATTATTACATGGGAAAGATATGCTTGAAAGAGATAGAAAATTAGAAAAAATAAACACAACATTTTATATTTAATAAGGTAAATAAATGTGGGATGATATAGACTATTTTAAACTTCCAGATCCTGAATTTCTCAAAAATAAGGCGATTTCTATCACTTTATTAGCAGAAACGCTCATCGATATCACAAATCACTATGTTGATGTGGCTCAAACAGAATCCAACCTAAAACACGAGATAAATCTACAAAAAACACTGATTTCCGCCATGGAAACCAATTATAATCGTGATTTACAGAAACAATTGGCTTTAAATTTCGAAAAAATACCACCTAAACAGCAAAAAAACAGAGATTTGCAATTAGGGTGGATTTTTGCTAATATTAGCGAATTTGATCAAACCCACAAAGCAATAATAGAGCAAAAGAACAATTTAGTTGATATACAACGCAAATTAGATAATGTTCAGGGCAGAATGAGTGCCGCAAAGCACGTTTTAGACATTGGAAGGTCTATATTGTCGGCAATGAAAGCGGAAATGGAGAATTTATGAACAATTATATTGAAAAATTAAAAAATGGCGAAAATGTTACTTTTAAAGCCCACGGAACATCTATGTCGCCCGTTATAAAAAACAAACAGAAAGTAACACTGGCTCCAATAGAATGGTACGACTGTCAGGTTAATGATATTGTTTTATGCAAAGTTAAAGGAAAAAATTTTCTTCATTTTGTAAAAGCTAAGAACCTAATACACGGAGTACAAATAGGAAACAACCGTGGATATATTAACGGCTGGACTAAAACTGTTTTCGGGAAAGTAATATGAAACGATTTGCTTTAATAGGGGTTGGTGGCTATGTCGCTCCCAAGCATCTTAGAGCAATAAAGGAGAATGGTGGGGAACTAATAGCTTGCCTCGATCCAAAAGATTCTGTCGGGGTGCTTGATAATTATTTCCCAAAGGCTTCGTTCTTCACTGAGTTTGAAAGATTCGATCGTCATCTCGAAAAGCTAGCAAGGAACGGTGAGGGCGTCGACTACGTTTCGATATGCTCGCCGAACTATTTACATGATGCTCATGTAAGGTTCGCCATGAGGTTGGGTGCTCATGCTATCTGTGAGAAACCTCTGGTTATTGAGCCATGGAACATAGACGCCCTCATTCAAATATCAAATGAGTATGACAAAAAAATAAATGTAATACACCAGCTAAGGCTCCATCCAGAAATTCAAAAGCTTCGCAAAGAAGTCACAAGGCTCGATTCTCCATTAGATGTTACTCTGCATTATAATGCACCCCGTGGTCTATGGTATAAATATTCCTGGAAAGGGGATGTTGTTAAGAGCGGTGGCATGGTCACTAACATAGGTATCCATTTATTCGATATCTTGATTTATGTATTTGGTCAACGCAAGAAACTCAACGTCATGACCAATGAGGAAGATCTTGCCACTGGTACACTCCAGCTCGAATACGCTAATGTCGATTGGCAATTATCTACCAAGGGGAAGGCAATGAGAATACTCCAAGTGGAAAATGAATTTATAGACCTATCCACGGCTTTAGACCTTCACACGCTAAGTTATCAAAAAATCTTAAAGGGCGAAGGGTGGACGCCAGAGGATGTTGAGGAAGCGACTCATATAGTTCACGATATAAGGAATAGTAAATGACAGAATTTATAGTAATGAACCGTTTAATGGTTGAAAGTGGCTCTTTAGACCAGATATATAAGAAATTTGCTCTAATTTCTATATTTTCACCTGAAATTGGTGCTCCTAAGATACCTGAAAACAATAAATTACAAGCAATATTACAAGTAGAATGTCATGATGTGGATTATGATGAAGATGGGAATATTACAGCCAGAAGAGGCTTTGTAGAGTTCAAAGATCAAGATATTGTGCCTTTTGCGGACGATATGGCGAGGGATATCGTTGAATTTGCTAAAAAATACGCCCAATATCCTATAATTGTACATTGTGACGCTGGACTAAGTCGTAGCCCAGCCGCCGCACTCGCACTGAGTAAAATCATTAATAATGGTGAAAGAATGCCAGAAATGTGGGTCAGGTCGCTAGTCGGGGGAATGAGGCTGTATAACAGGTATATATACAGGAAAATACTTAATGCAGAGGAACCCTTATGACAATAAAAACTGCCTCGAAATAGGAGAAAGTGCTGAGCGTGAATTTATTAAATTAGCAATAGATAAAGGACATTTTATAAGAAAATCCAATGGCGGTGAAGATGCATCACAGCATTGGGACGTTTTACTTAAAAATGATTGCCGTGTAGATGTAAAAGCAATGAAGCGAATTAAAAGGTCTGATGAATACGTACAGGATGAATGGTGTTGGGTTGAATTGCATGGTGTTAGAAAAAATGACAAAGGATGGTTACACGGTAAAGCAAAAGTGATTGCTTTTGAAACTGATAAAGATTTTATTTTAGTAAAAAGAACTGATCTAATTAAACTGGTTAACAAATATGTGAACTCTGATATTTTAGTGAACTCTGCGGAAGAAGCGAAGTACAAAGTATATCAACGCCGAGGCAGAGCAGACAAGATTACTTTAATTGAGACTGCTAAGTTGAAAGAAATAAAACATGTTCTTTGGAAAAAATAGTTGACTTTTTAAAATCTGTGTCGTATATTATATCACGCTCTTTGAAAATAAAGGCTGGATCCTATGTTTGCAAGCATGGGAGAAGGCTGGGCAAGGTGGCTGAATAATGGGTGTGCAATGAGCCCATAAGGCACATGCTTAGGGAGATGTCCCGCCACATTCGGAAGTCTGAATGTGTGAACCGTGGTAGCGGAAGCATGGTACTTTCTTTGGTCTTTACAAGACTTGAAATCTTGTTAGAACCAGTCACTGTATAGTCTGCTCAGGGAGTAAAATCTGTCTGAGCCCTTTCGGGGAAACTTGTAGAAATCGTGAGTGATGATGCAAGTAGACTTTAAGCGTTACGGTTGCTGTGACGACTGTGTGAGGTTACTTCGTGTTAGGCGAGCACACAGAGAGATCAGAACTACCGACATGTAGAAAGTCGTGGCTATTAGACCTTAATCACTCATTAAGTTGTGCGAATGGTAAAACGCACCCTTGTCCTTTTATATATGCCGCTATAACTCAGTTGGTAGAGTAATTGCCTTGTAAGCAATATGTCGGGCGTTCGAATCGTCCTAGCGGCTCTATGAAGCACGAATCATTATTATTTCCAGCAGATAAACGGAACAATTTTAAACCGTGTTTGGTACATGCCCTTAAAGTTATGTGTGAATTTGCTGGTGTTAAATATTGTAATATAAACTTCGACAACCCTAACTGGTATCATCAAGCAGAATGGACTCAAGCCAGAGAAGATGAATACCTTGAGTGGTTGATGAATTATTGTTTGGAGAATAAGGATGCACGATATGAAATTTTGGGCATATCGAGGAAGTATCCAGTAAAAACGATAAAAACTAACGTCAAAGCATTTGTTTGGAATTTCGGATGGAAAGTTTCTTCTGGATAATAACATTTTTGTCTTTTGTATTTTGGTGCATAGCCGTTGCTAGCCGTAGTTCTGCTGATGTTCTTCAATACAGATATAAAGATTCTGTCTTTTCTTTGTTTAAAAAAGGTGGATTCAATGACTGGTATTTTAGAGATCCAGATGATACTTGGAAAAGAAAGTATAGCGACGTTGAAAGATTAATAAGGAAAAAGTTTTTATTTGTAACAATCCCAGCATTTTTCTTTGATGGATGGCACTTATTTAAAGTTGTGGAACAATTCTTCACTTGGTGCTCTATGATGGCCTGTGTTATCTCTGGTACTACATGGGTTTATTTTAAAATTTATCCAACAGAAGACATTGCATTATTTTCAGCAACTCTTTTATTTGTTTCATTAATAACTTTTATACTTACAACTTATACAACACATAAATTGTTTTTTAATCATATACTCATGAAGGAGAAATATGTTAAAAAGAATAAGTAAAGAAGAAAGACAAATGATACTTGATGCATTGCTATTTACATCAAGTTGTGATATTACCGCTGATTTTGATGATGAATATCTTGATAAACTGGTCAAAATCGCAAAAAAACTTGGTGGTAATCCATCCCAACGTTTGTCTATTTTTATGGGTGGTATTCTCGAAGATGAAGAACGTTCTAAAGATATAGCAGAAAACTTCTTGATAAAGCATGAAAAGTAAAAGCCACTTTAAATGCCCTATTTGTTTCACCGCCAATGAACCTCATATAAACAACTACTTTATATGCAGTGAATGTGATTCCTTCTATCTATTCCCAATAAAATCCAAAGATTATGTAGAAGGATATTGGGATGCTTACTATTTTAACATCCAATACCAGAGCTCTATGATAGATTATTATGATGGCCTAATCAACGAAAATAAGAATATTTTTAACCAAGAAGTATTAGAAATAGGTTCTGGATTAGGTTATTTTATTCGTGTATGTAATAGTCTTAGTATACGGAATATGGGTGTGGACAGGAACAGATCAGCTATAATATGTGCAAAATTGCTTAATAATGTCAGTATTGACTATATGGATGTTGAAGACCCGTTTTCTATGATAGAAATGGCTGGTAAGTTTAAAGTCAAGACTATTTGTTTGTATAATGTATTAGAAGGTTTTCAGACACCTGTGCAGACAATGAAATACATTAGGCAGTTCTCAGACAAGTATATTCACTTGATTGTTAGTGCTAGAGAAATTGAGGGAATAAAGCCGACTAATTTTTGCATGTATAGTCAAAAAACTATAGAAACGTTAGCAAATAAAATTGATTGTAATATAGACAGGATCATAAATGATGGAAAAACATACCAAGTTACACTCACGGTATGATATTGATATAGCATCTTATCCTAAAGATGTTAGAAGGGTTATAAAAAAACCACAATCACTGTTTGGTAAAAAACTTCTTAATTATATTTATTTTAAAATACATCAAAAACCAAAAATGTGGGAATGGTCTAGATGTGAAATAACAATATATTATGAACTATAAAAAACAATCATTATACGTCGCCGATTTTGGAGTAATTTTCATATGGTGGAGTAAAATTGGTTATTCCAGACACTTTAATCCAGGAGCTTTAGATGCCAACCTCAAGACCAGAGCCTATACCATTTATCGCCAACAAAATAATCACCCTCAAACCAAAAAGTATATTAGATGTAGGGATAGGATTCGGTAAATGGGGATTCCTCGCTCGTGAATACACTGATATATGGTTAAATCACCTACAAGATAAAGAAGGCTTTCTTCCAACTCACTGGAAATTCAGAGTAGATGGTGTTGAGATATATGATAAATATATCACTAAACTGCAAGATCTTATCTACGATGAAATATATATTGGTGATGCAATTGATGTAATACCACAACTGGATCGATATGATATGATTATTGCCTCAGATATTCTTGAACATATGAATAAAGATAGTGGTATAAAATTAATAAATGCTATTAAAGATAAGTCACAATATGCTTATATAGTCACACCGAAAAATGTGCTACCACAGGGAGCCGTTTACGATAATATCGCAGAGAGCCACGTCGTTGGCTGGACAATAGAAGACCTGAGCGTTTACGGAACGGTGACAGGTCACGGTGGCGCACATGTCCTTGAACTTACTCCTTGATAATCTATGGAGAGATGTAGTTAAACTACGTGCTGGAAAAAAATGCGAAAGATGCGGAAGAACAGAAGAATTACACTCTCATCACATATTTGAACGAACTAACTTTCCAACCAGATGGGATTTAGATAATGGTATCTGCTTGTGTGCTTTATGTCATTCGATAGCACATAAGTATGATGATGTATTTAAATTGTGGGTTAAAAAAATACGCCCAGTAGCTCTTATGGAAAAGAGAAAAAATTCACAAGAAAAAATAGATTTATATATCACAAAAGCATACCTCGAAGGTGCCAAGTACGCCTACAAAAATCAACCTAAACTTCCATAAAAAACTATACATAATCACATAATCACTAAAATCACGCCCCGACAAAAAAACATGTCGTGCCGTAGGATACTTTTCCATGTGATTATTTCATTTCACCGTGCCGTGTAATTAACTTGTATTCCTTGACGTATCTCGCAAGCTCGAATTCGCCAATCCCAAAAATTCACACGGCACTGGCTACATCACATAGCTTTGACTAAAGTTAGATAGCAAAACAGAAATATTTCCCTATGTCGCCCCAAGAAAGTATTTTCTTTGAAGTACAGATACTTATAGTATGTATACATACATCGATGGATTTATAAATACTTTACTAATTAGTTACTTGTCCTTGGAGAGACCAAAGCAACATCAATTAGTTTAAGATCTCAATCAAGTATTTTATAAACAAGTAATTTAATTTGAGCATAGAAGTCCCTTAGTGAACAGCATTAAATTTACATTATTCTAATTTTTGCTTTTTGAAAATTGTCACAATGTAAATCTAAGCACTCGTCGTTCAACTTCGGGCTATAAAATTTAGCACAGAGGTTTATCTGTATTACTCTGCTTGGTGGTTTATTACGGTACAGACCGTAGCTTACGCCCCATCCACCTTTCGAAGTAGGGTGCTGATGTTGTAAGCCCCTAGGCTATTAGCCTTTCAATGATCTCAGCTAGTTTCAGTGTGTTTTGTACCATCCGTGTACTCGACGCTTAATACAAAACGATCGCCTCTCATATATACCCCAAAATGTAAATAGATTTTCTTAAAAAGGAACATCACTCAGTACATTTTGTGGATGTTTTGATAAAATAGTTTGAGTTTTTCTCGGAGTTGAAAATTTTATTTTTTGGATTACTGATCCAGGATACCATGACTGACCATCTTCTATACCATTTTTAAAGAAGTGGTCTTTAATTGTTTCTGGAAAACCATTCCAATTTTGAATAATCTTTTTAACGCTGTTTGATTCAGTATCAAACACGAAAAAAGTTATCTCGTAATTTCCATCTTCTCCGTATTTCATAGTTGCGGGGACTAGATTTGAACTAGCGACCTCTAGGTTATGAGCCTAGCGAGCTACCAAACTGCTCCACCCCGCAAACCAGAAGCTACTATAAAAATAGTGTATGCTTCAGGGAGATATGTTGACCGAGTCAAATGTACAAAACTAATTTATTTTTGTCAAGAAAAAATTTGACTTTTTTATTTTTATTTTTTACATTAATCACATGCATAAAAAAACACAAACTATTCTTGCCCCTGGGCCGCCAAAACCTATAGGTGAATTTGTCATACTTGGCGATAAATTGGGCATTAATTTAAAACATCATAAAGAACAATTCAATTTTAAATTAAATTTTAAAAATTTTGATTATTCTGTGGAAAGTAGCGGGGCTTCTTGTAGCTGTACTCTTTATTTAAATGAGCTGGAAGTACAGGAGCCAAACTTTGAACTTTCGTGGTTTCAAGAATATGAATTAACTTTTCGTGGATATGGTCTTAATAGCAGAATGTATATACAAAGTATAAATGTTCATCAAGAAACAGATTTTGTTCAGGCTATTAGTGATCCAAATCCGCATCCAATAGTTGGTAATAGATGGTTAGAATTAAGTTGGGCGGTTACATGAAAATAGCGATTACTGGTGCTTCTGGCATGATTGGCGCAGAGTTAGTTAAATATTATCTTAAGAAGAGTCATGAAGTTTTACCATTAGCTCATGAAGATATTGAAATAACTGATCAAACAAGTTTTGAGAGTGTAAGAGAATTTAAACCAGACATTATTATTAATTGTGCTGGTTTAGATTATGATAGTTGTATGGGCGATACTATGTGGGCTCTTCACGTCAATGGTGTTGGTGCTCAGAACCTAGCGTTGTTAGCTAAGGAATTTGATGCAGAATTTTTACATTTTAGTACTGGTCATGTTTATAGTGGTTATAAAAATCAATATGTGATCGAAGATGAGCCAACAGACCCTCTTACAATACACGGTATTTCTATGCTCGCTGGCGAAAGCCTAATAAAGAGGGCATACGAAAAGCATTATATTGTTCGCACAGCGTCAGTGTACGGGATTCACGAACAGAGAAATTCACGAACAAACTTAGTATTAAATATTATAGATAAAGGCAAGAAGGAAGAAAAGTTAGAAATGCCAACAAATTTACGAATTTGCCCAACATGGACACTACAAATAGCAAAACAGATATCATATATATTGGGTAGCGGGGAATATGGAACTTATCATGTTTCTGCTTTAGGTGACTGTAGCTATTATGATTTAGCATTGCTAATAGCAGAGGAATTACGATTACCAGCCAGCATCATACCGATTAAGAGGAATATTGGGAACTACCCCGAAAACATCTTGTTAGAAAATAAGAACCTACAAGTTGTCAGATTGGATAAGATGGATTGGTGGGATCTTGCTTTAAAACGATTTTTACTTAATTTTGAGCCAGTATGATCGGTAATTTACTAGGTAGTATAGGCGATGTGTTTAGGGGAATTGCCATCGGAGCCTTGAGTGCTTCGGAAGCCACTAAGCAAATGAGTGGTGCAATCAATGCTATGGGGGTATCCGCCAAAGAAGCCGAGGCGGCATTGAGAGGACATTTTCGCTATCCGTTGTTCAATAGGGGTAAAAAGGATTCTTTGTTTGCCTATAAAATAGATAGTATATTTATAAGAGATCCAAAAATGAAAAGCCCATATATGTCCATGGATGGTAGATTGAGAACTGATTTGAATAAAGTAAAAACTACTACTAGTGGTTATACCACAACGTCTATAACATCAAGCACAGCGAGTACATTATGAGAAAAAAAGTTCCAATATACACAGATAGTGAATTTCGGTATATAGTTTATGCTAGGAAAATGGATTCTCTATTTAAAAGAAAAGCAAAAAATAGTGTATCATACAAAATGGCAGACAGGACAAGTATTTTGAGGGTTTATAGATTGAGAATGCCAGAGTCTCAGGCCCGTAAAAGTTTTGGAAGTAACCTGTATTGGATGACGGCAAATCCCGATTATCATCATTTTATTTATTCTACCACTTGACATTGGCAAAAGGATTTATTAAATTATGCGTATACTTGATAAGGATAGAAGTAAAATTAAAACTTTATTTGTGAAATGGTTCTTTTTTGGATTTTTTACTAGCATAACTTTGTTACTTATGATTATATTCTATATATTGGAGAAAATATGAAACAGATATTTAGTATTGGGCGTCTTGACAGTGCTGGCGATAACGAAAATGATGATATCGTAATTGCTATTGACGACGAACAGATTGACAATCATTATGTTTGTTCGGTTAATTTTAATGGAAAAGATCATCGGTTTTTAGCAGAGAGAGAAAAGTTGAGAAGTATCTTAAAATCTATTCTTGATGAATGATATTTGTCCAGATTATCAAGAAGATCAAATTTGGTTTAGAGATAAACGAAGAACTATTTGTGCTTATTGGGATTTAGATAATCATGGTTTGTGTAAGCATGACAACCATAACGTTTGTTTAATTTACTTAAATAAGAAAAATATAAACAATCCATGGCTTATTAAGTTTATGGATGATTTTGGATGTGTTTTAGTATGATACATGGCGAATGTAAAGAATGTTATAGGACGTCTTTTTTAAACAGCGATTATATTTGTCATAATTGTGAAAGTGGGGGGTATTCTAATATGAAAGAATGTTGTAGTGATTCAGATATGTGTAGCGATCCTAATTGTAATCAAAGAGAGAAAGATAAACTAGAAATTATTTTTGATCTCCAGAACGATCTTAACAAAATGGTTCTTGATAAATTATATCATGAAGGTTATTGGGATCGTATATGTGATCTTGATGCCTCTTTTGCAAAAAAGTTTGATAGCGATCGTGCTCAATGGCTTTTAAATTATAATCGTGCTCAAATTCATGAATCAATGGAATTTGAGGATTCTGTTGGATGGAAGTGGTGGGCAAAACAAGACACGGACATTCAAAATCTCAAGGTAGAACTTGTTGATGAGCTTCATTTTTTTATTTCTAAATGCCTTCTTTTAGGTATCTCTCCTTTAGAACTTTTTAATCTTTATAAGAAAAAACTTAAACTTAATTATGACCGACAAAAAGAAGGTTATATGGAAGGTAAATATAAGAAAGTAAAGGACGGAAAGGAAGATAATAAGGGGATTAAATAATGTCTAAAATTGTACCAATTGGTCATAATATGTCTGTTAATGATGTTGCTGAATATTTAAATATTGACGAAGAATATGTAGTAAGATTTGTGGAAAGTAACTGTATTCCACATATAATGAATGTTGTTAATGGTGAGGTTAAATTTAAAAAATCTGATGTAAAAAAATGGGCTGAAAATAATTTATATTGGGTTAAAGATGGTTGTGATATTCCGATAAATTATAATATATATAAATTACATAATTCTAAGGTTCCAAGACATTTACCGATAGAATTAAAAGATATTCCATGTTTATATGAATCCGATAATATGGCCATGAGTCCATGTGTCTATTTTTTAGTTGATAAAGGTAAAGTTGTATATGTTGGTCAAACCGTAAATCTTAATGCTAGATTGTATGAACATGTTAAATATAAAAAGTTTGATAGAGTTTTTTACACACTTGTTGCACAAGATAAAATGATTGAAATAGAAAGACAGTTTATATTAAAATTAAATCCAAAATATAATAATGAATCATTTATTAAATCAAGAAGAAGAATGTTGGGTCAAGAAACTGATGATGCGTGGGAAATTGTAAAAAAAGAACGTGAAGAAGAAGAAATTCCTAAAAAATGGTTTAAAGAAAGAATTAAAGGTGAGAACAAGCACTATATAAGATATAAAGGTAATGATAATGAGTCAGAAGAAATGGACAGAAGAGAGTGCCGTTGATTTTATTTTTCGTAATTCTACCGCACTTAAAACTAAGCTTGGTTTGTATTTTGTTAAGAACGGAACTGCTGGAAATGGTGTTTTAGGTGCTATCGATTATTTGCGTAATTACAAAAGGTATCCAATAAGTATAGTATCGGAGGAACAGTTTGAAAACTTATGAAACGAATCATTTACTTTCTATTGCTATAATGAGTGGAATTGATTATTTGCTGGCAAATGTACCGTCAGCAAGAATGGGGGATGAAAAAGTTCAGGAATTTGCCGACAGATATCAGCAATTGAAAAAAGAAGTTGCTGATTATCTTATATCAAATTCTATAGGTGCCCCGCCACAAGAACGTATTCAGCACCCTAATTATGGTCAGTATGAATTAGATTTAAAGGTCAAAAAATGATAGGTGTTTTAACTTATGATCATCCGCATCGAAAGACGTATGATCTATTGTGTGCATTAAAGACATTTGGTTATCATGATGTTATTATTTTTGTAAAGCCATGGGAAGAAAAAAAATCTTTTAAACCACTATATGAACACAGACCGAAAAATATTATTGGCGATCCAGATGCTGTTGCCAGAAATTTTAACTATAATGTTGCTGAGCTTAACGATAAAACAGAAGCTTATTGTGATTTATACTTAATCGGTGGTGCTGGTATTTTGGGTGAACCGTGGACAACATGCGGAAAAGTTATTAATGCTCACCCAGGATATCTTCCAAATGTTCGTGGTTTAGATGCTCTCAAATGGGCAATATATGAAGGTCAGCCAATTGGGGTTACCACTCATATTATAAATAAAGAACCCGATGCTGGAGAGTTAATTGAACGTGAGATTGTTCCTGTCTACCCGAATGATACTTTCCATGCCCTCGCTCAGAGAGTTTATGAAAAAGAAATAGAGCTATTGATTGATTCAATAGAATTGTTCCGCCATGGTGTACACCCCTTAAACGATCTTATAGCTGGAGAGAGGTGGGGTGAGTTGCATATGAGAATGCCAAGACAAGCAGAAATTCATTTATTAAATAGATTTCAACGTTTAGTTGAGAAGGCTAGTTATGAAAGCGATTGAAAAGTGGGTTAATGATGTTTGTAGCCCCCGCTGTGAGAGCCGTTGGTTGTGTTTTTTATCAAGACTTATTATAGGTCTTATGGTACTATTTATACCAGCGGGAATCTTTATGCTTGCTGTGCTTATTACTATTTTAATTGAAAGAATGTAATGTTCAAAGTGTTACACACTGCCGACAGTCACTTTTCTTCCAAAAGGTTAGACGAGTGCGTCTACAATGCTAATCATATTTGTGAAATGGCTGAGAAATATCAGCCTAATCTAATCGTTCATTCTGGTGATTTATTCCATAAGAACACCTTAATAAACTCAAGAGAGTATCTGGCGGCTGTTGAATTTATCACTTCGCTATCGTTTCAGGCACCAGTTCTTATTATTCGTGGTAACCATGATCCAGAGGACTCATTCTATCCATTTAAATTCATGTCTGGTGTTACGGTCGTGGATAAGATAGATACCGTAGAATATGACAGGATGGATGAGGCACCAGAATATCCATTTCCAGTTAAGATTTTCTGTCTTCCATATCAGAAGCTCTTATCCACAAAAGGTGAAACTGTTGATGAGGCGAAATTAGAACAGGCTAACTATCTCCGCTCCCAAATCAACGAGTTTACAGCAAGGGAGCATGGAAACGCTCTTTTGCTTTGTGTCGGTCATATATCCATAGCTGGCGTTGAATTGGCTAACAGCGAGAGAATTCTTGGTGGCGAGGTTATGCTTAATAAAGAAGATTTTGTTGGATTTCATGGATCTCTATTAGGTCATATACATAAGAGTGAACAGGATATACTAGAGGGTACGTCAGTGGCGTATAGCGGGTCTCATTACAGAACACGTTTCGATGAAGTTGCTAAACCTGGATTTCGCATTTGGGAATTTGAGCTGAAAAATGATAAGTGGAAGTTAAATAATAACAAGCTTTTACTAACCCCAGCTCGTGACATGATTCAATTTGACCTTGACATAGAGGAAACAAAAGCGTATATTACCTCTGGAAAGTTTCCTTATGAATTTGAAGAGAATGCTGATTATAAAGTTATATTTCGTGTCCCAGAGGGTTTGGCTCATAAACTCAATAAAGATAATCTAATAGAAGAAGATTTAGTAAACTATAGTTTAAAAGTTTCAACTATAGTTGAACCAAAATCGGAAGTTAAAAGTAAGAAGATTGCTAATTTAAAAACTAAAGAAGAGATATTCGAGGAGTGGGCTGAGGTATCTAAAATAAAAATTCATGAGTCACTTAAAGAGAAGTTCGGTGAGATTGTAGAGGAATGTGGTGATTGATGTTTACACATATATGACCAGCAAACATTTTAGTGGATGCAGATTTATTATTGGCACTTCCATGGTTTTTCATGGCCTTAACTATGAAGATAAAATTTCTAAGACAGAGAAAAAACAAAGAATTTTTTATAATGAGGATGAAAATGGGAATAGTGGTGATAAAAAACAAAAATAAGTTTGATTATTCTGTTTATAAAAGGACTTATTATGTTTATACATCATCTTATAGGAAGAGGAAAATTCATTCATTATTTGCTTATGATACGCCAAGTGGCGGATATGATCATTTTTTTTATTTTTCATACAGATGTTGCTCAAAGATATATTAAAAAATACTAAAGAAATAAAGGATATTATGGAGTATAATGAGTCTGATGCTAAATATGCTAAGAATCAACTAAATGATATGTTAACTGAGATTCTTGGTGTGCCTAAAAAATATCAAGGAAAACGTAGTTTTGGTGGCTATTGGTCACTAATAAACAAATGGTTGCATAAAAATAAATATGATTTGGGTTATATTTATTATGTTGTGAGTAATATACAAAAACGGGACGGTAAGCACAATGTAGGTTTTATTGAAGGTGCTTTCAGAAGCGAAGGATGGATAAAATCGTATGATCCAGAGAAACACAGATTGCCGAGTGGTGGTGATCGTGAAAAGTTGCTCGCCGCTGGGCATACGATTAATACACTGCCCGCCCACCTCTTAACAAGGGAAGAACGACGCCAACGGAAACAAAAAGAAGTTACTGTGGTTAATGTTACTGACGAGGACAGGAACAGCCTGTCTGAATTCCTTTCAAGAGCTGGGGGCGTGGTTGGAAAAAACGAATGAACTGGAAATTATTGAATATGGGTTTCTTGGAGCAATCCTAGGAAACCCGAAGAATATGGATCAAATGATAAACGTAACCAAAGAGTGGTTTTCTTCTGCTAACAGAGGACTCATATTTGACAGCATGTTGGGTCTTTACCGTGATGGTAAACCAGTAGACCCTATTAATGTGAAATCTAAAATAATGAGTTCAAACTTTCCTTACAAACAGTATTCTTTTAATGAAGTTGATGTTATTTTAAATATAGCTGATATCAATCCCGCAAATTTTGAATCCTATCAGGCGCACCTAGAAGAAAAATTTCTCCAACGTGAGGTTTCTTTATCACTTAACAATTCCATAGATAAAGTAAAACGTGCTGAATTAGGTACTGTTAAAGGTACTATTGATGAGATAGAATCTGAACTTTTTACCATAGCTCAGCGTAGTGAGTCGCTGAATACCACCTTTTCGTTAGGTGATATTGGCGTTAATTACATGAAGAAATTAAAAGATATAAAAGATAACGGTATGCCACCATTTATAGCTGATACGGGTCTTAGAGATATAGATCGATGTCTTGGCGGGTTTGAGGCTGGTGATTTAATATATCTAGCTGCCAGACCGAGCATGGGGAAGACCGCCCTCGCTCTACAGTTTGCCCGTAATAATATAAAGAAGGACAGGGCTGTGGGCATTATATCTTTAGAAATGGCATCCGAAGGAATATTTTTAAGACAGCTCAGTTCTGTATCTAAGATAAATGGACTTCGTATTAGATCGGGACAGGTTACTCAACCTGAGTTTGATTTCTTAGCTAAAACTTGGAAAGAAATAAATAAACAACCGCTCTTTATTAATGATCAGACACCATTAAATGAGATTAATTTGCGTGGCATAGCAAGAAGAATGGTTGGTAATCATGATATAAAACTTTTAATAATAGATTATTTACAACTTTTAGATTGTAGCTTACGAAAGGAGAACAGACAGCAAGAGATATCAAGTATTTCAAAGGCGTTAAAGGCATTGGCTAAAGAGCTTAAGATACCAGTTCTCGCATTGTCACAGTTATCGAGGGCGGTAGAATCAAGAACTGTTCCCCGACCAGTGATGTCAGATTTGAGGGACTCTGGTACTTTAGAACAGGACGCCGACATTATTTTATTTATTTACAGACCAGAATATTACGGAATAGAGACGTTTGCCGATGGGTCTCCGAGTACTGGTCAAGCAGAAATAATTGTAGGAAAGGCAAGGAACGCCGATACGGGGTCAGCGAAGACCATTTTTCAGAAGGACGTAGGACGTTTTGAGAACTTAGCAAAGGAAGAACTTATCGAAGGAGTTTATGATGAATGAGAATTTGTGGATTGGAATCGGTCGTTTAGGTAGAGATCCAGAATTATCCGTTACTGGAAACGGCGATTCAGTATGTAACTTTTCAATTGCTGTCTCTAGGTATTATCCAAAAGGTGATGGCGAAAAGGGTTTTAACGAGGAAACTACGTGGGTTCCTGTAACTGCGTGGAAAAACCTCGCTGATCGTGTTGCTAATCTGGCTAAAAAAGGCACAGAGGTTAAGGTTGTTGGCAGACTCGCTGAAAAGAAATGGGAAGATAAAGAGACTAAACAGATGCGTTATCGTATGTATGTTTTGGCTCAGAATATTGATTTCGGTGAAGGTCGTGTCTCAAAAGACGGCGAGCAAGAATCTCCGCCACCCGAACAGCCGAAGGAAGAAAAGGACGATCTCCCATTTTAAGAGGAACTAATGGCTGATAGAAAATGGTCTGATTTAGCACAATATGAATATCCAGAGGCGGCTGGTCTAGTCGCCTCAGAGGATATTATCAAAGTCTTACAGGACAGGCTTATAACAAAGATTAACCTTCTTGCGTGGAATGCCCAGTTTTTAGCTGATTTAGAAGTAGAAGTTAGTGCAATTGAATCTAATATTAATGTTTTGCGTACAAAGAAAAATCATCTCGTTAATTATCATCTAACGAAGTCTTTTGATAGAATCCCAAATTATTACAAGAGAAGTAAAGATTTGATGTTCGCTTGGGTAGAAGAGCATATCTGCAAAGCAGACATTGCGAATTATGAAGGAAAAATTGAAAAAGCGACAGCAGAATTACATGATAAACAAAAAGAGCTTTTTACGTACAAGTACAAGTATGAAGTTCTCCAGAAATCTATTGATGTAGGCATTTGCCTAGTTAACTCGATGAGAAAAAATGAAGGACGATCTGCATAATATAATGTTAGAACAAGATAGAAAGCAAAAACAAGCTGAATACGACACACGGCGAACTATTATGATGATTGCATTTTTACGTGTTATTGAAGTTCATGAGCATTCTATACATACTGCACGACACTCTGATAGGGTTGGCACTATATCTCATCTTATGGGAAAGATGCTTGGTTTGCCTGAAAGAGAATTGACGTCTTTATGGCGTTGTGGTCTTTTACATGATATTGGAAAAGTTGGAGTCGCATCTGATATAATATTGTCGGATAGGAAACTGTCGCCAAAAGAGCGTAAGTTTATAAGGGGTCACCCGACATACGGTGCGAACATACTCAAAGTGGCCCCCTTTTTCAAGATAGAGTCCTTAGTCACTGAACAGCATCATGAATGCTGGGATGGCAAAGGATATCCAAATGGCTTGAAGGGTAGAGATATTCATCTTTTTGCAAGGATAATTCACGTTGCAGATGTATTCGATGCCCTTGTCGCCTTTCGTGGTTATAAAGAATTGTGGGACGAGCAATCAGCATCTAATTTTATAGTTAAACAAAGCGGAAGAATGTTTGATCCTGATATAGTTAAGCTGTTTTTACAAGCATTGGAGACGGAGCGTTTTCAAAGTTTGTACAATGATCCCGAAGTCTATGGAGTTTACAAAGAGGTAAATAATGAGAATCGGAATTGATATCGATGGTGTTTTAAGAAACACTTACAATAAGTTGGTTGAAGTTTATTTAAAAACGTTTCCAAACGAGTGGTGTCGCCCAGTTCAAGAGTGGAATAGTTATTTATTAAGTGACAATTTTTCTATAGGCGATGATATCTACGATTTTTTCTTTAATTCTCTCCATACTAAAGAAATTTACCTAACAGCCCCAATATTTAAATACACCAAGGAACTTAATACCATAGCAAAAACAGATACAGTTGAGATTATAACGCATCAGCCAAATTCTAATACAGAAGTTTACGCATTACAATGGATGCATCAGCACAAATTGAATTATGATGGTATACATTTTACTCAGCAAAAATGGGCTGTTGATTGTGATGTTTATGTAGAAGACAGCCCTGAACAAATACATGAATTATTACATTATGGCAAGAATGTTGTCGTTATAGATTATAAATATAATAAGAATGGCCCTGACGGCCCTTTTGATGGTGCCGTAACTAGGGTTCCACATTTCGGTAAATTCGTTGACCGTGTCTTAAATGGAGAATTTTGATGAAAGCACTAATTATAGGGGTGTCTGGGAAGGCGGGGCATGGAAAGGATTCTGTATGTAATTTGATCGGGAAAGAAATTTTAACACATACTATGGGTGGTGTATTTCGTTTTGCCGATAAGTTGAAGGAAATTTGTAGCCATGTATTTGATATTCCAATGCATAATTTAACAGATGAAGAAGGGAAAGATGAACCAATTGCACACTTAGGTGGTATTACTGGTAGATTTGTTTTGCAACAGTTTGGAACAGATGTTGCTAGAAATATATATTCAGATATATGGGTGTATCATTATAGAAAAGAAGTTGAAAAATATTTAGTTACTTATGGCAAAGGTCAAACTAAAATTTTAGTATTAACGCCAGATATGCGTTTTCCTAATGAGTATGATTGTATTCATAACATGTTTAAAGAGATTGCACCAGTTGCTGAAACGAGCTCTAAAAGTATGCTAATCAGGGTTGTTAGACCTAATCATGAAATGAATGGTAATAACAAACATGAATCAGAAACAGCACTTGATCATTATAATGATTGGGATTATGTTCTGATAGCCAAAAATATGGCACAGCTTGAACATGCCACACGACCTCTGATTAGTGAAATTAAGGAATACTTCGAGCTGTAATTTTTTTACAGTATCAAGTGAAAAATTTCACGAGGTTTTATGCCAAGTCATAAGTATGCTGAAATTCCTGTTAGTGATCAAATCGAGTATTATTCGAATGAAGATGGATTATGGGATGGCTACCAGAAAATGCACGATTTTATTCAATGGCGATATGTGAAGTCCGTTGCCCGTAAATTTTTAAATCCCTACCAATATAGAATTTTGATATTAAAAGGCGAAAAAGGCGTCAAGCAGGAAGATATTGCATCGATTATGCGGTGCACTAGACCTAATATTATACATCATTTTAGGTCAAGTATCAAAATTTTAAGAAAAAAGTTTAATTTTTATTTACAATTAGGGGTTAATATAGAGGGTGGATTTAAAGCACATTGTATGTATGAAAGGCAATTAAAGGAAAATACATATGAAGACAGATTTAAAATGTAATAGTAAGAGCTGTAAAGTGGCTCTAAAAAGAGGTGAAGTATATCTCTATAAGGGAAAGATTTATTGTAAACAGTGTTATAACGTTAGAACAATTAATCTTTCCGAAAAAGACAGAAATAAAGGTCGAGTTATTTATACAGCATGAATTTTTTAACAGATAACAATGAGTCAGAAGGGCTTAATCTTAATCCAAGAATAGATAGTTTTGAGATTCCCAAAGAGGAATATCAGAAAATATTAGATGGTATGGTTATGGCGTTCCTTGGAAATAGGAAGGAGTGTGACTCCGAAGCCAAAACCGATGCCTACTGTAGGGCGATATTAAAACAGTGTACAACATGCTTCAAGCCAGACAATACTTTGTGGCACAATCCGCCAGGTCTAAAGACAAAAGACTGGTATGAGAAGCTGGCCCTACGGTTAAAAGTGTTTGGTTATGATTTAGGCACCCAGTCCTTAATCGGCGGAAAGACTAAGATATCACAAAAGATTAAGGATATGGGAAAGAAAAAAGTTTCTCTTGAAGATGAGAATGAGAGAACTTTTTCTAAACGAGAAGAAGCAATATATGAAGAATTTATTGATCGCTTTCGTACAGAATTTGCATCTTCTACTGTTGCTGTTGATGAACTGATGATTAAAAGGTTGGCATTTTTATCTGTGCTCAACCAACGTGATATAGATAATGTTTCTTTAAGTCGTGATCTGACTAAAGAAATTAAAGAGCTTGCTGAGAGCTTGGGCGTTTCTGGTAAACAAAGGAAAGCAGCTCTTAATGCCGCCGAGAGTGGTACTCTGGAACAATTGAGTACAAAGTTTAAAGCTACAATTGAGGAATATCCAGAGTTGGAAACGATGTGGCAGAAAGAAGAGATAAAGCTAATCCTAAATGCTGTTGACAGGGGAACAACAGAAGAATTTTTAGCATTATCGTGGATTAAGACTTTATATGGAGATGTTATTGACGGTGAACAGCTAAGCATCGATCTGATACGGAAAAAGGTGGACGAGTGGGGGATATAAAACTTTCTAGGGAAGAATTATATCTATTCCCAAAAATATATATGTTCTACCGCCAACATCCAGTACTTGCTGTTCGTGATTTGCTTGGCATTACATTGTCCACTCATCAAAGATTGGATTTAAGGCTCAATTGGCATACACAGGCACGGGATATTATAAGAATATTTTCCCGTGGCATGTCAAAAACTTTCGGCGAAGCGGTCTTTGCGATTATTTCCGCCGTTCTTTATCCTAGGTTGAAAGTTCTCTCGCTTGGAGCAGAGGGGTTTCGGCAAGGAAAGATGATTTTAGAAGAAGCGGAAAGCATAATAAAAGGTGAAAAAGATGGACAGAAACAAGAAAATTTTGTTCGCAATATGGTTAACGTTGGTGCGAAAAGACTATCTGGAAGCCTTATTAGAAAAGACCCAGATCTTTGGAGAATAGAATTTTTAAATGGTAGTGCAATTGCCACAGCCCCTTTAGGGAATAAGGGTGATGCGATTCGTGGTTTTCGTGCAAACATTACACAGATAGACGAAAGACGTGGTTTAAAAAAAGAAATCAAAGACCGTGTTATTCGTCCGTTTTCGATCATTGACTATAATGTTGTTACTCAAAAGCAAGAGTATGAGAATAAAAACATAGATTCTGGAACTTTACAGTACGAGGAAGATGATTATACTAAAGAGCTTGAAGAATATATGCGCCTTATTAAAGAAGGTAAAAAGGAGTATTTAGTAGTTAAGTTTATCTATGCCGATGCTTTTGATAATGCTGGAGAAGACGAAGAGTATAAGTATAACTCAAGATACTTTAATAAAAAGCTTAAATTTTGGTCTGTTCCCTATGGTATTAAAGTAAATGATATTGAGGGTGAGCTTGATAAAATAACTACAGATATCGAGAGTTGGAGAAGTGAACACTTGTGTGTTCCTATGAGGGCTACTGGTGATTATTACAGTTTTGAACTGGTTAATTCAGTTGCCAACAAGAGAGTTTTTACAGACCAACAGTTTATGGAGCTTAATGATGAGGACGCTGAAAATGCGACAATGTATTTAAGACCTAAGCTTGGTTGTAAAGACCCTTGTATATTAAGTGTTGATGTCGCCCGTGAACATGATATGACTTCTTTTGTTGTGACGAGACTTGGCCCATTATCCAAAAATCCATGGGATCCAGTGACACAGGAAGGGTATAGTAAGTTTTGTAATGTTATATGGGCTTATGAGCAGAAATTCATGCAAGATACAGATGCGGCAATAAAGATATATGAGATTTTAGATATGTTTGAGGATATCAGAATTGTTGCATTAGATAAACGTGGTGGTGGTTCAAGTGTTCGAGATCAGCTTTATAGAGTAGTAAAAGAAGGTATTGTCGATGACTATGAGATACTTTTTGATCCAGAAGATAACGATGAGGGTGGGATTGCTACTTTATTAAAAGATGATCGTGGCGGAATGTCAAGTCATAATGATCGTTTAAGATTGGTTGCTTATTCCGATGAAGAGAATACTAAAGTGAATAGAAGTTTAAAAACAGCTATGGGCGAAGAAAGATTTTATTTTTGTGCTGGCGATGAAAAAGTTGTTGAGGAATTAAAAATGGTACGAGCTTTTATTAATGTGATTCCAAGACAATTTAGAATGATACAAATTAAACCAACAAAGAATTGGCTTAATTTCTCTACCCCAGATCCAGATAAAGATTTAAAAGATATGTATTCCGCAACTATCTATGGTTGGGGTGAAATCATGAAACTTATTCATGAAGAAGATTTACCAAAACCAACCGAGCCATCCAACCTTGCTCCAACCATAACCATAAACAGATTTAGGAATGGATAAAATGGCAGATAAAAAAGAGTGGACAAAAGAAAAGCGTATAGAACTGTCAGAAGCTATTTTTGATAAAGCAAAGAATATGGGCTTGGCTGTTGAGCTCAACCAACAAAGAGATGGTGGATTATTAAGTATAAGTCCAGATGTTAAAAATAAAGCGGCTTCTCACGTTGAGTGGCAAGTTGATAAGTTTGGAGAAGTTCATATTGCTGGCACCTTGCCAACTAATATGAAGTCTGGATACAACTTTCTTATAGATGCTAAAGATTATGAAACCGATACTATTGAAAGAGCGGATTTAATTAAGCTTAGTCGTAAAGCGGTTAAATACGAAGGTGTCGTTGCCTCTGCCATTGAAGCACTGGTGGAAGTCCCAACATTGGGCGGATGGTATATTGATAATGTTCGTGACGAAGAACTTCGCAAACTTTGCTACTACTGGGCGAAGTGGTTTAATTCCATGGGTGATGAGAATTCTATAGAGTCTAACGAAAATCAGGTTCAGAATGTTGGCGGTATTGAAACCTTTTCTATACGTAGACTATGGCAATTATACCGTGATGGAGATACTGTATTTACGGAAAACTGGGATTTTGTTCCAGTGCCTGAGCTTGCTGGCAAGAGCTTTAATCTTCCAGTTAGTTATATAGATCATGACGTTATAAATTTAACCATACCAGAGGCTTTGCCGAAGATGGGTGTTGAAATTATTTACGGTGAGATTGATGAAGATTTGAGAGCTGTATTAGAGGGCGGATCATTAACAGAGGATCAGAAACTTTTAAAAGAGTCTATTCCGCCTGATGTTTTGCAAGGTCTTAAGAAAGAAGTTGAAGGTAAATATAAATTACCAGCAGAATTTACTACTCATTTCAGTAGAAAAAACGATGACTACGCCGCATGGGGACAACCTTTTACGGTTAAATGTTTTCCCGCTCTGGCATATAAACATAGAATCAGGAATCTTGATATTGCAACTATAGACGGAATGATTCAGAGGGTCTGGATAGTTAAAGTTGGACACGACGATCCTGACCATCCGCTTGCAGTTCCGAAAGATGAAAGAGTTCTTTTAGCAGTTTCTGCGTTAAGAAAACTGCAAACACAGAATTTTCTCGTATGGCCTGGAGCCGATATGTCCACAGAGGAGTTCGGCTCATCTACTAATAATGTTTTATCAATGTCTGATCGTTACCAGAACGCTGATCAGGACATCCTGTTTGCCCTTGGTATTCCGAGACTACTCATCGACGGCGGGGGCAGTGCATCGGCGGCTAAAGATTGGAGCCAGTTCGCTAAGACAATAGCTCAGATGGAAAGATATCAGATAATGATTGGTAGGTGGGCTACTCACAAACTTCGTCAAATAGCTGTTGAGAATAATTTTAAAGATGAATTTCCAGAATTTAAATGGACTTTTCTTAAGATGCAAGATAGGGAAAAGGCTAAGAATATTATAACTAAACTTTATGAAGATGGTTTACTTCCTATTCGGGGTGCTCTTAATATGTCTGGATTGCCAGCAGATGATGTTATTGCTGAAATGCAACATGAGAAAGAGATCAATCTTAAGGATACTTTACCTGAGCCAAATATTCCATTTACGGGTCCAGGGGATCGTGAAGGTACGCCAGATGGAGATGATCAAACAAATCCCGAATCAAAACCATCTGATCCAGATAGTAATCGTGATGGTAAATAATGAAGCTTAAGATAATTATAGATGCTGGTCATGGCGGAAAGGATTCAGGAGCAGTTGGTGCCTTTTCCCAAGAGAAGAATCTTAACTTAGTATATTCTAAGAAGTTATATGATATCTTAAAGGCTGATACTAAATTCGAGCCTATTTTGACCCGCTCCGATGATCGCTATTTAAAGCTGTCCGAGCGGGCGCAGATAGCAATTGATAAGAAAGCTCATGTTTTTCTTAGTATACATTGTAATGCATCTGTTTCCGAGAAGCCACATGATTGCCAGATGTATTACTACAACGCTAAGAAGGACAAGCCATTGGCAACGGCACTTTTTAAGATGGTGGATAGACTAGATGGCATGACTTCTAAATGGAGCAAAGAAATATTTGGCAACTTCTATGTGTTAAGGAAGTTAAAGGATACAAATATCCCAGCGTGTTTAATTGAGATAGCTTTTATTTCAAATGCTGAGGACGAAATAAGATTAAACAATCAGGAATTCCAAGATAATTTTTGCCAAGAAGCGGCAAAGGGTTTAAGGGCTTTTATATTAATGAGTTGAATCTTAACGTTAAGAGGAGAAATTACAAATGTCTAACAAATTGTTTCCAACTGGCAAGTCTGTTACGCTTACAACTGCGGACAAGCTTAATGTTGCGGATGCTAGTGACAAAGATCAGATAAAAACTATAACAATCCAAGATCTTATGGATTTTATGCAAGTTACTACGACATCTACAACTAGCACCAGTACAAGTACTACTAGCTCTAGTTCTAGTACAAGTACGTCTTAATTTTTGAAATTAGCCCGATTTTTTCGGGCTTTTTTCACTTTTTTTTAACTTTTTTTATTGTTTTTGTTTACATTTATGGGTATTAATAGGAGAATGTTTTTATGGAACAGGAATTAGCTTATTTCAAAGAACGGCTTTCCGAAAATTCCGATCTGTCAAGTGAAGAAATTCACAATATTGCAATGAAGATGATTAATAAAAGGTGGAAGAACGTTGATAATGTTTGGAAGCCTAGACCTGGGATTGTCGCAGAGCTTTCTAAAGAAGATTATTTTAATTTAGAAATAAAACGCCCTAGTATGCCCAATAAACCTGATTTTAGCGTACAACAGGAAAGAGCAGTTGCCGACTTTAGAGGTTATGAACATAGTTTCAGTTTAATTGGAAATATGGAAATAATTGATGAAGCGCAAGTGCCTTCTCAGTTAGAATATATCAAAAGCGGTAAATCTGATTTCAAGAATGCTCGTCCCAGTGATTATGTGCTACTGAAAAGCGTTCTTTGTACTTCTTTACCATTCGTTAATGCAAATGGGGACGCATTTGATGCCGATGATTTGGTAGAAGCAGTGAATTCAGGTCAATTAGATCGTTATCAGCCCGCAATCATTGACTGGAGACACGACTTTCAAGTTTATGGCACAACTATTGGTGCTGAAATTGTAGATACAAAAGTAGAAGTTGAAGGTTTTGGAAAGCATAATGTGAAACAGGTTATAGTTTATAGCGTTTTTCACGCATGGCTTTTCCCTGACAGAGCAGAGAAACTTCGAAAATGGGCGAAAAAAGGAATTCTTACTTTTTCTATGGCGTGTGGTGCTGAGACAGTGGATTGGAGAAACAACGGTGCTGTTCGTGTGTTAAAGAAACCGCATTTTGTTGCTAATTCAATTATTCCACCTGATTCTGAACCAGCAGATCAAAACGCACAGTTGATCAAAATTGCCCAGAAGGAAAAAGATATTCCTGTTGTTTATGCTAATTATGCACAGATACCAGAAGGTGTCACTTGTGCTTGGTATGTTAATAATGAAGAATCTGTAATTAATACAGGAGAGGACATGGATTACGCAAAGCAAATTGAAGAGCTTCAGAAACAGGTCGAAGATTTGACTAAAGCAAATGAAGATTTGGTTAAGAAAAATCAGGAACTTGAAAAAACTGAAGCGGCTAAAAAGATTGAAGAGCTTACTAAATCCATTGAAGACCTTAGTAAAAAGGTTGAGGAATTAGAGAAAGCTTCTGAAAATCATGAGGCCGACATGTCTGCTAAACAGACTGATCTGGATACTGCTAACGAAGCTTTAAACAAAGCTAATGAGCAGTTGAAGGAATTGCGTTCCAAGGAAGTGGATCGCATTAATGAAGAGCGTAAAGATGCGATCGCTAAAGTAGTTGGTGACGACGAAGAGAAAGTTGAATTTTGGTTTGACAAGTATCAGGCTTCTGTTACCGATGAAGGCGAAATCGTAGATCCAAAAGATGAATTCGAAGCTGTTATGGCTAATATCCCCACAGTTCCTGAAAAGGAATTGACCGATGAGGAAAAAGCTGCCCTTGAAAAAGAGAAAGCTGAAAAAGCCAAGGAGCCGAAAGAATCTGAAAAGACGAAACGCTCGAAAGAGAATTTGAACGTTGCTACTAAAACTAGCAATGAAGAAGAAAGTTTACTTGATGACGTGATGTCGAAAGAGTAATAATTAATTAACCAAACCTATTATGGAGAGACTTAAATGCTTACATTTTTGAATCCTATAACCGAAGATAAGCAACCCGCCGTTGCTGGTGAAGATCTCGCACAAGGTATTTGGTGTACTGAAGCTGGTTTGGATACTACAACTGGTCTTCCTTCTATGGAAAAAGTTGATAGTGATGCTATCGCTAAGTACAACCGCCACTTACTTTATGTTGTTGCGAAATATCCGATTGATATTGAATATGCCGATACTTCATATGAGACTATTGATGACGGTGATCATTTGATTCGTATTGGAAATAAGTCTGGTCTGTTAATTGAAGATAGTTATCTTTCAACTAATAGCACTACGGCTGACTGGGAAAATGCTTCTTTCGGTGACTTGCTGGTTTTGAATACCAGTGGATTTTTAACAATTACTGGTGCTGGTGATGCTGGCTCTGGTCGTACTACAGTAGCCAAATTCATTCGCTATGTAAATGGTATTGTTTGGTACGAAACTGTTTAAAAAAATAAACTCTAAATTTTTAGGAGTGTGACTTGCATACTGTAACTTTAAAAAACTTAAAGTACGACCAAGAGGCGTTTGACTGGAAGGATATGGCTTTCAGTAACGCCGCTGGGCAAGAGGACAAGGCTCTTGCTTCCAAGTTTAACAGTCGTGCACAATGGGAAGATGCGATGCGTGATAAGACTCAGAATCTTTTCGCTGATATCGATCCGACCAATAACAGCAGAAGCATGGACAAGCTCGATGCTATCGCTGAAAAAGTTTTCGAAAAAGTGAAGAGAGTTGTAACAACTTACAACCCTGTTCCTTTAATGTACGATGTTCGTAGAGGTCAGCTTGGTAAAACTCTAGAAGCTCATGAAATACAGGGTGGAAGGGTTTACAATCGGACATATGGTGGTTTTATGAACATCAGCCAGTTAAAACATGTGACCTACACGATCACATCTCGGCCTGCGGCTGTTCACTTTCAGTTGCCGATCGAGCAATTAAAAACTGGTCGTTATTCAGTGTCTGATCTGGTCTTTGCCGCTTCTCAGGCGATCATCAGATACAAAACAGCACTGGCTTATGACACATACGTATCCGCCTATACCACTGGTTCTACTGGCTACGTTACTAACGCTGGCGGTGTTGCCATCAGTAAAACTGTTATTGATAATGCTATTGATTCTTTGGCTGATTTTGATGTTTCGTCTATTACTGTATTTGGTCGTTATTCAAAATTAACCCCTATTACTGACTTCACTGGCTATGCTGATGTTGCTCTTGAGGAGATGAGAAAATCTGGCGTTATTGGTAAATATCGTGGTGCTAGCGTACTTCGTGTAAAATACGACGTTGATGAAGTTTATGGAACTGAGGCTTTTCAAGACACAAGCTTGTTCTTGCTGTCAAACGAAAAATACTTTAACCGTTATGTTGAAGTTGAACCTCTAACACGTAACCAATGGATTGATCCAGCGGATAAAACGATGCATATGACATTTTCATTCGAAGATGGGGCCGCAATTTGGAAACTTAAATATGGTCATCGCATCTACAGTGTCGGATAATTTTAAGATCGTAAAATCGTAAACACCGTTAATTAATTAGGGGCGATGCTATCGGTGTCGCTCCTTTTTTTATAAAGAAAAAAGAGAGGTTATCATGAGTAGGGAATCTCAATTAAAGGCAGAGAAAAAAGATGTTTTAATTCAAAAGCTTTTAGAGGCGGAAGAAAAATTGGCTGAGAAAAAGTCAGACTTCCCAAAAGAAGCGGAGCCCGATTTCAATCCAAAAAAGGAATCTGCAACAGCAGAGTCCTTGACGGAACTTTTAAGACAGAACAAAGAATTAAAGGCTCAAATTGATAAAATGAAAGAGACTGACAAATTTGTTTTTGTTAAGTGTCAGTCCAAGGGAAAGGTTTGGTTGCCAGCACCTGAATCTAGAAATAACCCAGAGGAAAGTAATAAGGGGAGAATGCTCATTGGTGATAAGGATTTCGCAATAATTCCAGCATACTGGATGGTGGATCTTTTAGCTCACAATCACTCTGGTTTTGCTAATGGGGAAGTTGTAATTGATAATGAACGTGGAAGGGCTATGAACCCATCTATCACGTTTGTTGATTTTGATCTTCCGAAGCCTTATATCGATGCTTCGGTTAAAAACGAAGATATTGAGAATATTGTTAAACGTGCTGACAACACGATTTATGAATTTCTTAAGAAATACGCTAATCAGAGATATATTTTAGGAAGAGTTAAGGGTATTGTGGATTCTTTTGTTGAAAAAGAAGAAAGCAAGAAAGAAGAAGCTAGGAATACTGCCTTTATAAGTTTTCTTCAAGCCGTTTCTATTCATATTGATGAGACTTTAAGCCCAGACAGGGAACAAGAAACCCGAAAAAGAAAAGAGCGGGAAGAAATTATATTTAAAACGGTCTAATAGATATGGCACAAGTAACGTATGATATTGCTATTCAGTTAATGAAAGATTTATGGCGTAAAGATACGACTTACGAACTTGATGATGCTGATGCTAAGAAATATTTTAAAACTGGTCTTTACCATGTTGAGCTTATAGATTATCCACAGAATAATACGTGGACTTTAAATGAATCAGACAACGAGATAACATTCACAACAATACCGAGCGACGACTCTTATATGTTGTATATTTATAGGGGTTTGCTTGACCTTTTTATGGCTCTTTACAGCGGAAAGGTTGAGGATGAAAAACTTGGTGTAGCGTGGCGATCTGGTATGGAAACTATAAGTACAGCTACTGGCGGAAGACTACAAAAAAGTCTTGGCGAAGATTTTCAAAAACGTTATGATACTGCATTGACTGAAGTAAAAACTAATAACCACAGCATTTGGCGTTACGATATCTATGGTGACCTTACTGGATAAGGGGTCAACATGTTTACGCAACTTACTGAAATGTGGGAAGACAGGATAACTGCATTTCTTACTGAGTCTGATGATACTGTAACGATACATTATCAGCCTACCCGATCTGGATCCAATGTCCGCTTTGACAGTTTCCATGGAGAAAGCACCGACCCAGCAGATCCCAGCAGTATAGGTGTAACAGAAACTCCAACCGATACATTCCAAGTCCGTTATGGCAAAACTCATCTCGATCTTTATGGTTCATCTGTAGGGGGAGCAGAGATAGATCAGGGTCTTGAAATAGGTAAGTTTTCACAAAGCGATGTTTTGTATACTTGCTTGTTATCTCAGGTTAAAACTTCTTCTGATGGTGAGCCTATTAAAACTAGATTTCATAACTGTACATATGTACAAGTTGATAAAGATAAGAATTATTATAAAGTTGATGCCATTAAGACAAGGGGGATGGGCGATGCTTTCTTAGTGGATGTTTTTTTAACATTTACTAATAGAAGGGATAGATAATCATGAGGCATAAGGATTGTTTAAACGAACACAGAGCCGCAACAAGAGAATTAATGACAGTCTTTGAGGAAATGTGTAAACGCTATAATATTCATCCTAAAGACTATAATAATTTCAGAGCATTACTAAAATCGAAAATGTTTCGAATTATGAACATTTGGCATTTGTTTTTCGCTACTGTTGTTGATGCTAAGTTTCATAAAAAAGTTAACGAAAACGGTGAGAAAAAAGAAACTCATATTAAGGACGAATAATGGCTAGAATGCAAGATAGTAGAAATATTGTTCTTTCGCTAAAAGACTATCTTGAGCCATTATTGGAAGTAGATGGGTATTCTTTTACGTTTGTAGCAGATTGGGATATTGGAAAGGAAATTGTTCTTCCAGAAAATTATACTGATCCAGATACGCAAGTTTCATTGCCCGCTGGCAAGTTAACTGTCATAAGCAGACCACCGTCAAAGTTTATAGAAATAGGCGGATCAACAAAAGAATCTACTTATTTTGTAAGTCTTTTTGTTCGTGGGGAATCTGAGGGAAGCATATCAGATTTAATTGATTTTTTTCATAATAAGTTAGAAGGGGAACATGGGCAGATTGGAAATATTTTAATACCAATAAAGGATTTTTCTGATACTGGTTATCCAAGTTTGTATGCTCCCTCTATTTATACCATGGAGATAGAAGACGTCAGGTCAAGAAGGGTGATGGAGTTTGAAAGTGCTAATATAGCTGAAAAGTATTCTGGTAATATAAGTATTCTTGGAAGTCTTTTGAAATCTCGTGGAGAATAAAAATGAGAATATTAATTGTTTCTGAAAATGAAGTATTGCTAAGAAATTTTAAGGAGTGGTTTGATCGACAAATTAGGGGTGGATCATTGATTGTTGATCATGCTTTTGATAAAAAAGAAGCTACCGAGTTTTTGAAACATAATACATATGATAAAGTTTTTCATAATGGTATTTATATTATTGATGCTGTTGAAAGATATCAACAAGGTTCCGATATTTGGAATTTTGGCACTATGAGAAATAATTACCAAAATGTAATAAATTTTGATGATAAACGAAGTTTTTCCCGTATAATTAATAAAAAGTATTTACAATCTGGGGTTAATATAGGGGGAGCTTTTGCCATTCTTAGTGTCCTTGTTGGCATTATTACATGGGGAGTGAACCTGCGGGCTGATGTTAATGTTAATGAAAAGGATATCGGTGATATTAAAGAAACCGTATCTGAGATCAGGGTTGATCAAAAAGAAGATTCTAAAAATTTGAATGAATTAAAAACGGCTTTTGAAATTGTATATAAGGATGAAATGGAAAAAGCTAGACGAAAAAATTTAGATAAATAACAGGAGTTAGTAATGATTAATCATTATGATAAGGTATGGTACTGTGATGAATGGGTTATCACTCGTTTACAATCTTCTAATTGGGATCAGGAGATTTCCGATGAAGATATAGAGGAAATAGGTAATCCTGGAATCATTGAGACCATAATTGATCCGATAGTTCCTAACACTGTT